CGCGGCCTCGGTCCGGAACGCGCCCATGTTCGCCGCGGCGCTGCTGAATGCCGTGGAAGCGCTGGTAACGGCGCGCCCCACGGTGGCCATCTGCTGCGCCAACTCTGTCTGCTTGGCGTTGAGCGCCTGCAGTTCCTGCACGATCTGCCGGGTGTCACCCTGCAGGCTGCCCAGGGCAGTCTCCCAGGCTCGACCGGTTCGCCCAGCCGACTCCTCGCTGCGCTTGCCGGCGTCCGTCAGCTGATCGAGGTTGTCCTTGGCTTCGACGGCATCACCGGAGTCGATCTGAAGACCGAGAGAGGCAATGGTGGTCATGATCTACTCCATCGATTCGGCCATGACGGCCAAGGCCTCAACCTCCATGACGCGGAGATCGGGGAAAATGTCGGTGAGGTCGCGGCGCTTGATGCCGAGCATTGAGGCGGTTGCAGGAATGGCGGTGTAGTCCAGGCCGGACGGGCCGCCCGAAGCCACCCGCACTGTGTGCCCAGCGCATCGAACAGGCGGAAGGCAGGCCAGGCATCCGGCAAGACCTCCACTACCTCCTCCTCGATGTCATCAAGGGTCAGCCCCAGCGCCGTCAGTTGCTCAGCGGACGGGCCGCGCTCGTAGCAAGCCCGGGCCGCCGCCTTCAGTTTCCCAAGCGGGCCGGACTGTAGGCGGCCTGGTAGGCGTCGATTACTGCCTTCGGTGCGCCGGTACAGGTGCGTACCAGGTCGACGATGGCCTTGGCGCTGAACTCGTCCTCCAAGTCCCAGCCTGTAACGATCTCGCCCAGTTGCTCAGCCTGCAGGGCTATCTCCCCGGTAGTGACCTCCTCCCAAGTCGCGCCGTCCTTCTGGGCCTTTTCCGCCCAGGCGTCGCGCGCCTTGTTCCAGCGGTCGAACATTGCGGACAGGGCCACGCGGTCCATGTAGCGGAACTGGAATTCCACCGGTGCCGGCTCGGCGCCAATGCGCGGAACCTGCACCACGGCAGCGAAAGTGGGGTTCTGCGCGATTTTGATCTTCGCCATGAGAATTCCTTACGCGCCGGCCAGGTAACGAAGCGAGCGAGCCGACAGGCCGACGCTGATGGTGCGGGTCATCACGTTGTTCCGCTCCATTGTGGGATCTGGAGTGATGCTGACGTAGCCTGGATACAGGATATGGTCACCGTTGCGCAGCTTCAGACGAATAACTGCAAGCTCTTTCGAAGAGTCGTAGCCTTCAACGGCCTCAACGTAAGCCGCAGAGGGCTGGTCCTCGACCACAATAGACAGGGTTGTCGGGTTGCGGTTGGTTGGGAACTGTTTGTCATCGTCGTCTTCTAGGTACCCGACAGTAGCGTACTGCTGCTCGCCCCCGGCCGAGTTGAAAGACGTTACCTTGGAGATCTGCACCCAGTCGGATACCGGGAGCACAGAGCCAACCCCAGCCCCGGCGGTGTAACGCTCTACATCACTGGTGTCCAGGCCGGCCAGGGAGAACGCGTCAGCAGCAACAGCGGATGCCTTAACGGCACGGTCGTTGATCAGCGCCCAGCCGGAGTTGACCAGCAGAACGTCGCCGTTCTGGATGGTGTGACCGGCAGCGGCTGCCACCGGAGGCTTCGCATTGGTCAGCGCGGTGAATGGGACGGCGGCGCCGATGACGCGTGCGATCTCCAGCACGGCGCCGTTTGGCAGCGGGAAGCGTGCGGCCATGGTTTGTTTCCTCTTGATAGCCCGCCGGGCGGCGGTTGGTTATGCCCCAGCGGGCGGTAGATCCGCGACACCGCGGTAGGTGAAGCTGGCCGGGACCGTGTAGGTCGCCGACTCGGTAATGGTTGGCCCCTGGTCAACTGGTTCGGTGACCAGGCCCTCGAAGCCGTTGCGGCTGAGCTCCGAATCCACTCGGAAGAGGCTCGAAAGCTCCTCGACCAGACTCTCAGCGGTAGCCAGTGGCTGACCCGCCGGGCAAACGATGCTCACCTGGTAGACGCCGGCGTACTCGTAGGCATCCCCGCCCAGATAACGACAGGTAGTTGCTCCCGGCAGCTGAAACGCTTGCAGGTATGTTTCACCCTGCTGAGCCACGAACTCCTGTTCGAAGTTCGCAACACGGATCGGTCGCGCCGCGGCCCAAGCCATCAGCTTGATTTCAATAGCTTGGCGGGCCTTTGCTTGGCTCATACGCGGTTGTTCCTGATGGCTTCGTCGACGATGCGCTGGAAGTTTGCGAGCGTGACCCGGACCATGCCAGCCGGAGCCTGCGACGAATGCCCGTATTCCAGCGGGATGGCATACGGCAAGTTGTTCACGATGAACGCGGTCTGGCCGATGGTCAGCGCCTGCACTTGGGTGATGAGCGCGGTAATGGCCTCGCTGCCCGACGGATCGATGCGGTCGAGTTCCTCAGTCGCCGGAGAGTCGATGGAGAACTGCCAGTTGCCCCGGAACCGCCCGCCAACGTATCCCTGGCCGGCAACTAGGCCGTTCACAGCGAAGTTCTGCTCTCGCTCGGTCTTGGTCAGGGGCTTGGCGTACTTCACGCCTTTACGCAGCCTGCCGGCCTTGGTGAAGTTGTCCTGATTCAGGTTGATCAGGGTGTTGCGTACCGCGACTTTGAAGTCGTAGTCATCGGCAGCCTTGTTGGCCTTGGCCCGGTAAGCCACGTTGGCCGCCCATAGTTCCGGGTTGCCTACCGGCGACATGCGGATGACGCTGCTGCCGATTTCGATCACGATTTCGCGGAAGGTGGCGTCCAAGGCTTGCTCAGCCTGCTCGGCGAACGCCCGTATGGCTTCAGCGAAGTCGCCCTGCTGCCCGCCGTACCGCTGGACCATGTGTGAGCTGCGTGCCATGTCACTTCCTCAGCTGAATGGTCCATGTCGCCTGGGTTGGGTCCTCGGAAACGTTGAGCACGCGGTAGCCGCTCACCTGGTCGCCGATCTTGGGCGCCGCCGGGGCGTCTGTGGCGGCACCGGCCTGTCCCTCGAAAAGCTCGTTCTGAAGCACCAGCAACTTCACGTCCTCGGTCTGGATACGGGTCCCGTCGATCTCTTTGGCCAGGTAGCTGCCGAACACGCCGCGCCCGGTGTAATAGATGGTCGAAGCCGGGACGGTGCCGCCAATCTCGGGGTCGTATCCGCCCTTTACGGTACGGCTCCCTGAAACCGGCTTTACCGCATCGGCCAGGCCATCTGGATCATCGAACGCTTCCGCCAGGTCGGCCTGGATCTCTTCGCGCATGCCCATGGGTCAAATCCTCTTGAGCATCACAGTGCCAGAGCGGCGGATCCATGGGGCGAGAAGGTCGAGGGCGAAGCTCTCGCCAGCGGAGCGATCTACAGACCCCGCGACGTACGTCTTGCTGGTCGAGGTGCCAGCCTGGGCCGAAACCGTCTTGCTCTGCACCTCGCGCTGGGTATCCCTGTACAGCTTGCCGGCCGCAGCCAGCTTGGCCACCTGCGCTCCGGCACTCACGATGGCGTCAGGCACCGGGTCTGGCACAGGTCGCTTGATCTTGGCCGTGAGCCAGGCATTGGCCATGGCAACGGCGAGAACCGCATCACCGTCGCCAGCCCAACCCTGCCCGAGCGCCTGGTCAACATCAGCAACGGTGATGAAGTCGGTCATCGCTTACTCCTGCGGAATCAGGGCTTGCAGATCTTCTTTCTTAGCGCTGGCGTCGAAATCAATACCCTTGGTGGCGAGCCACTCCTTCAGCTCGGGCACCTTCATCTTGCGCGGGTCAGTTTCAGGCTGTTCCTGGGCGTATTGGTCGCCAACCTTGATGCCGGCCGCCTCGTAGGCCTCGACGATCTCAGGCGCCTCACCTTCGACCACAACATGCGTTGCGCCGTCGATGACCCCGAAGAATTGGCTCAGGAGCCGATAACAAACGCCGCGCTCACGGCCTGGCTTGTCGGTGTAGATGACTTTCATGGTGTTCTCCTGCGCAGGGCGCCAAGTCAGCGCCCTGCATCATGGGATCAAGGGGTGGCGGTGCCGCTGATTACAGCAGCGAACGGAACCTGCTTGCGGTCGAATACACGCTCCCAGTTCGCGGCGCTGGCGTACTGGGTGGCATTCGGGCTCAGGTTCAAGTTGTTGCTGCCCTTCCAGCTAAACCCGGCAGGCTGCAGGATGAAGGTCTTGCGCTCCCACAGAACCTCGGCGCCCCCACCGTTACCGCCGTCAGGCTTGCGCTGCATCTCGACTGGAGTGTGCGGGGTGCCCTCGCCGTAGCCGAATGCGCCTTGACCGAAGAAGATCGACAGGAACTGACCAGGCGCGTAGGTCCGGCGATCGCCTTGGCCACCAGGGTCTTGCCGGTGCCCGGGGGGCCGACCAGCAATGTGCCCTTGGGCACATGCGCCCCCAGACGGGCATAGAACGCCTGGTTCTTGAGGAAGGACACCACTTCGGTGAGTTCGCCCTTGACGTCGTCTATGCCCGCCACATCGGCGAAGGTGACCTTGATGTCACGCTCGACGTAGACCCGGGCGCGCGACTTCCCCACACCCATCAGACCGCCCAGGCCTTGTTTATCGGTTACCCCACGAAACAGGAAGAACCACAGCGCCAGCATCATTATCAGCGGCATGAGCCAACCCACCATGGCAGCCAGGTTGCTGTCCTCGGCTACTCCGGTGAAGGTCACGCCCGTGCGGCCCAGTTGCTCGCTCAGTTGCGGATCGATCCGCACCGTGGAGAACATCGAGCGGCCTGCGATGGGTTCCTGCAGCTTGCCCAGGATACGGTCGTGTTCGACCCGAAGGTCGCTGACCTTTTGCTGCTCCAGCAATTGCAGGAACTGGCTATAGGAGATGGTCTGCACGGCCGCACGGTCGAATAGGCCGAACTGAATGGCGGCGAGCACGGAAAGCCCGATCGCCAGCAAGTACAGCTTCCAGGGCTGATCTTTGTTCATGACCATATCTCGTGGTGGGCAGCCGGGTCAGGCGATCAACAAGTAGTCTTCGACCTTGCTCACGTCCAGGCAGCGCGCTCGACCAATTTCCGTTCGCGAAGCAAATGCACCTTGGCTTCCAGCCCACCGTTGACGGTGTCGCGCAAATCAAGGTCGTTCGGGTGGTCTTCGCTATTCGTTGGAAAGGTGGGCTGAGATGCCCTCAGCCCATGTTTCTACCCCCAAGCGGTATTACGTGATTGACAAAGGTCAAAACCGGCGCGCTATCGCACGCTGGGCGAGATTGATAAATGTCAGGCTGCGCTGAGTGGCGATGCCGATACTGAGGGTGTCTTGGGCATGCGCGAGGGCACCAACATGCAACGCTATCTGCTTGCCGGATTGTCCAGTCTGCTGCTGGCATCGGCTTCGGGCTGTACCCCTTGGCACGCTGAAGAATACGACGCGCGCCTGGAGTCGGCCGAGAACAACGCGGCTACCGCCCGTTTGCGGGCCGACCAGGTGTGCTACCGCATCGACCTGGTCGAGCAGACCGCCAACGAGGCACTGCGCAGAGCGACCCAGGCCCAGGAACAGGTCCAACAATTGCTGCAGCAGGCCAAGCGCAAGTGA